GAAGAAAAAGATGAGTAACAATAACAATTACAACCAAAGTAAAGAAAGACTGGAAAATAATATGTTAATTCAATCTATTTTGGCACATATTCAACTGTTTGAAAGGGCGACCCGTGTTACAAATAAAAAAACAAATAAACCTCCAAATACAAAAAAATCCCCAAAAATAGGAAATAGAGTACATGGTGGTATCACAGCTTTGAGGGCTTTGGGAAATTCACATAAGAAATAAACACGTTATTCAAGCTTATCGAGAAGTGTGTAGTACATATTCCAATATTTTTCGAGTAAGTCGCATTTCATGTTATTGTATTTCTCTGTTAAATCATTGTAAGAATCCCATAAATAATCGGGAGAATCTTCGCGTAATAACGTCTCTGTGTAATTTTTGTTACACAACAGTTCGTTGTAAGTTGTGACTTGGTTCAATATAAATTCATTTTGTTTTACATATTGGTAATCCGTGTATTCTTTTAAGGTGAATCGTTTCATAAATATTTTTTGATATACTATATACGATGTTAAAATTCTATACATTATTTGCATTAAATGTCATAGCATTTTTGTATTTGATAACGAACGCAATGGGAGAGTTGCATTTTCAACCAGAAAATAATACATTAAAAAAAAAATACAAGTATCACAAAACGCCATGTAGCATTCAGGATGATAACATGGTTTGTGGTTCGGACCTTAAGTTTTATCCCAATGCGTGTGTCGCAAACCAAAGTGGTATTACACAATATCAACCGAATATCGTATGTCAAATGGAATTATTAAAAAAATATTGTAAATAAATTTTTTTATGATTTATAATATATGAAACAAGTTGCGTTTATTATAGGACCACAAGGTCTTGCTTGGAAAGACACCTATTATGATAGGTTTATCATGGATAAAAAAAGGAGACCGTGGTTGGAAAATGTTCCCACAAAATATTACTTAGATGAGCATGGGAAACAGCGCAAAAAATCGACGAATGGTCGACCTTGGATACGAATAGATGTTGCTGTTGCATACGGCTTAAAATACATGTTAAAAAACAACAATGACATCAAACTTGATATTCTGACTCCGAATGATATAACGATTAAAAAATTTGAAAAATATGACCTGATTATCAATCAGTTTATGGACGAACTCATTGTTCCGTTTTTGAAACGATTTGAAAAGAGTGGAATTCCGCATCAAAAATTAAAAGAAGTGTATACCCGATTCAAAGACAAAATATACCCACCTATGAATTATCATCATATGATTGTGAACAAATGTGATTATTACAAATTTCTCAAGAGCAAAAAGGTACCCGTATTACCCACTTTTTGTATCAAGAAAAACGATTTGGATAAAAACCAAGGTCAAGTTTTGAAAGATTTAAATGCCTACATCACCAAGCATAAGTTGAAACGCATATTTACAAAGCCAATTCATGGAACGGATTCGACAGGTGTAAAATTATTCAAAAAGGTGAACACCAAAACTTTTTCACCTATATTACTCGAACACATGAAAAAACTTTTCAAAAATAAACAATATCCTGGAATTGTCTTACAGAAATACGCTTCCGAGTTTGAGAAAACCGTTCCCCAAGCGCGTATGTACTTCATCGGTCACAAGTATATGTACACTGTTTTAAACAAAAACGATGATACATATCGTCCACAAGAAGAAAATAAGTCGAGTAACGTAAACGACAAGTTGCCATTAGCGTGTTTGAAGAAACAGGCAAAACGAGTTCTGAAATTGCTTCAGCCCTTTTTCGGGAAAAATCCCATGTTAATTACTCGCATTGATTTTGGATGCTGTTTAAACAAATCCACAAACAATGCAGCGAAACAATGTCTCAATTTTTTCGTAAACGAAATTGAGTTTAATCCCGGTAATTATGTTTACATGGATTCTAATGATAAGCGAAGATTTATGTTTGATAAACATGTGATTAACCAACTGATGAAAGTTGTTAATACAAAAAAGAAATTACAGTATCCGACATCTCCAAGTAACGGTAAGCACAAAATATTAATAATGAAAACAAGAATGTCTCCCTTCGAACCTGTGGACAAACAATGCAGGAAAAAATGGTTGTCCAGTTCAAAACACAAAGTGGGTGTGGATGAATCGGTTGCTAAATATATCAATTATAAATACGCTAATGATGGTATTGTTGCGGATTATAAAGACCCATTTAAAGTTGATCTAAACAAATACGACGCAATATACAACGGTTTAGAATATTGGTCATTGGCACACGTTTTACATGAAAATGGTTCACGAGCACTAAAACAATATGTTAAGTTATTAAAATCCATAAATCCTAATAAACTTATTTTACCTTATAAGTTTGTAAATTTCAGTTATGACAAATGCGATTTTAACAAGATGATGAAAATTTTGAATATACCAGCAGCACCCACACATTGTGTGAAAATTTCATCCAATACAAATCTTATACAAACATTCGAAAAGATTAAATCGTACAATTGGGGTAAAGTTTTTGTAAAAGCTATTCCGGGAGAGGAGAGTCATGACATATTTTCATACAATCAATCAGATTTTACTCATTTTATGAAAAAAATCAAACAGGTGATAAACACGAAGAAGTATACACATATTGTATTCCAGAAATTCATGCCTAGCTTTGCTACCGACAAACATCCTGAACTACGAACGTATTGGATCGGTAATAAATACCAATTGGGTGTAAAAACCGCAACTACAGGTTACTATAAAGGAGTAATAAAACGTTTACCATTGATAATTCGTAAACATACAAAACGTTTAATAGAACATCTTGAAAAAGAATTCAAGTTTTCCTTCGTATGTGCTCGATTTGATTGGGGTTACGACTCTAAAATGGGGTACTTTATAAACGAAATTGAACTATTGCCCGGATTTTTTCATGAAGAAATGAAAAATAATTTATCAAATTGCAGATGGAATTTGGATTCTGGGGTTGGCGATAGACTGGTTCAAATTATGAAAAAATCATTATAAATAATCTTTTACTTTATTATATACATGGAACGTGTACTTTTTCTCGTTCACAAAACAAATATTAAAGAAAATGACCCAAAGTGGTCGAATATACGAATAAGAGATAATTTTCCGGTACATAGGCTTTTTCCCGGTGCATATTTTAGTCTTGTAACGAAAGATAATTATGAAACCGAAACAAAACGCTTATTTGCTAGTGGTAAAGATATTCTAATATTTTCACCTGATTTGTTAAAACAGAGAAATTATCATTTCAATCCCTCCGATCATAATGGCATTATTTCCGAACGAACATTTTTTCCATGGAATATTGAAAAAGCCATTAAACAGTTACCACAACTCGATAAGTTTTATCATGGACTTGTTTCATGGACTGCTCCTGATAAAAAAGTAGGAAACGAAGTAGTATTTCATGATTCTGTGCCTATGAAATATATGTTAGCTCGAATATCAAAAACCAAAGAGCAAAACAATAACAAATCCTACATTAATAAAGTTCTAAACCGATTGCCAAAAAGTACTGTTGCTCCGGATATGACAAAATTACCTTTTTTCAATAATGGTAATTTAACTGACAAAAAGTTTAAAGGATTTGTAGAAGGTATATATCCCAACAAAAATAAAAAGATTTCAAGCGAATCGTTCAGAACAGTGATGGAAAAGGTTAAAAATGGCTTCGATTATGAAACATTAAGAAAAAAGCGACATCTTCAAAATTTTGAAGCGTTGATGCTGTATACATGTAGGAAAAATAAAGTTAACAAAAACAAGAACATTTCGAATAAGCTTCCAAAGAAAGCGCGCTCCCCTTCGGGGAGTACAAAAACCAAGAACATTTCGAATAAGCTTCCAAAGAAAGCGCGCTCCCCTTCGGGGAGTACAAAAACCAAGAATATTTCGATAAAGAACGTAAAAAAGCAATAAGTACACTAAGTTAGGTATTTTTCGAAAATATACTTAACAAAGAATGAAATTTGACGTACAGATAAGCAACATGTACGCCCTAACGTGGCGGCCGCCTTCAAAGGAGGTGTATATACAAAATTATTGTTTTCTTTGAAAGCGAATGAATGCTCTCTACAGTAACATTGGTCATCATAAGTGTATTTTCCACACATTTCTAGATTTGGTTTTATAAATTCGCATATTTTAAATGACATTGTTCTATATTATAAATCACTTAAATAACGTAATTGAAAATATACATCTATTATATTTACAATTAAATTATCAATATTATAGTATATTAATATGAATGATCGACTAGCAACAAAAACGGAAATAATAAAAAGGGTTCCTAAAAATGCAAGTTCATGTGTTTCGAGTATTTTAAAAAACTATCAGATAACAGGGTTTATAAGCTCGGGTAATTTTGGGGACATATATGCGATTGATGATGCGTCTAATAAAAAACGTGACATAAAAAGCTTACTAACGGTTAAGAAAACAAGTAAACCACCGATGTTTATCATGAAAATTGCGTATAGGTCTTCGGATCATGTATCTGAAGTGAACCTGTTGAAAAAGGTTACACAACGTGTATCGCGCAAAAGTCCGCATGTGTCCATGTATTACAAACATTATCTATGTGACAACACACAGTTTCGCGGGAAACGTAAGGCGGGTGTGTACAAGAGTCCCTCAGATTGGACCTTGGTGAAAAAAGGAAAAGCTATTATTACGTTGATGGAATATAATGGCAAATCATTACACGATTTTAAGTCGACCGACCCATCCATTGAATATAAAATGTTATTTCAACTGATGTACACTCTTTTTGTTCTGCAAGAAAACAGCATCACACACGGCGATTTGTATTTTTCCAATATCACGTTTATGAAAACGCCAACGGAAGAGGTAAATAAGGTATGGGAATATCAAATCTTTAACACGAGTTTTTATATTAAACAGGGTAAGTATATACCGGTGATTATTGATTTTGGTCAAGGAGAGTCCGGACCAGACCCCCAACAGTATGCCGAACATTGGAAAGAGTCTGACGTAAAAATGTTATTAGAAGAATGGCGAGACAGGACCTTGAATGAAGAAATCCGCAACTTTTGTGGAACTATTTTGAATTACGTTGGCGAGAGTGACAATTTAGTGAGGCGATATTTATATGCGAAAAATATTGCAAGGGACTTTTTTAAAAAATACACGCGCTATAATGAACGTTTGGGAAACATTACAAAGATATGGAAATAAAAAATAAATTATACTTTATAATATAATGAAGATAATTAATATTCATGACACTAAAAAGTCTTTGTTGAAGAGCAATTATTCGGGTTTGGACGCAGGGCGTATGGTGCGTTTTCTACCGAGTATAGCGTTGTTCAAACAAGACAAAAAATTTAATATTTACTTATTGTCGTATCGAATTTGGAGAAAGCGAATCAAACCGAAACAAAACATAAAACACATGAACGACATTGGTCACCCGTGGACACATCAATGGGGTAAAAAAAATGGGAAGTGGGGAAACGAACCCAGCTTTGACAGCACCGCATTTGCTTTGATAAAAGTGAATAAGGGAAAATCGGCTGTATCCGTGTTGAAAGAGTATATACCCAAAAACCGTAATTCCAAAATTGACATGCGTATTACTGCAAGAACATACCCGAAGAAAAATCGTATGCCTAGTTATTACGTAACGTTTAATACATTCGGTTTATTAAGTCCCAAACGTTTCATGAACAATTACAAAAACATGAAATCGAATGTGAATCCAACATGCTTTTATTATATGAATCAAGGCGGTAAAGTGTATCAAAACGCAAATAATAGTTTAATCGATAAGAATAAACGATTTACAAAGGCTCATAAAACTATTTTGAAAAAACAATCTTGGTGTACATTTCAAATGAGAGCGACAATGCATATACCGAAAACCAAGTTCATTCCTCGATTTTCAAAATTGCGTTTGGTGTGTGCAGCGCATCATCAAAGATTTGAAAAGAATATACAACCCTTCCTCGACAAACAGTCCAATGAACATTATCAGTATGCGATAGAACCTTGGGTTTTCTTCGATAAGCAGTGTAAAAAAATAACGCCGCACAAAACAACAATGTTTACAAACATTATCAAATATTACGACAACAGAGACATTTCACCCTTTAGTAAGAACATACAGTTTTCGTGTTCCACCCCATTAGTTGAATTTGATTCTGATACGCTAATCGCGTCCGGACATTTCAAACTTATGTACGCAAAAGATTTTAGACAAAATTCGCCCGTTTCTCATTTCTTGACAAACGCAAGATTGATGATGAAAATGAAATCGCTTCAATACCAAGGTTATGAACATTTAATTCATCCGGAATATATTTATGGTATGTTTATCTACACGGTTGATAAAAATACACTCACGTTGCGTAAGGTTTCGAAATGTTTTATCCCCATTTACAAAACTTATAGACAACTTTTAACGTTTCCCAGTGGGATGACCAAACATTCAGACGAGTCGTTCCTCATAGCTTATCATGAGAATGATATGACTATACGCATGTTACATTACACAAAAGCCGAACTCGAGCGTATGTTAGTGTATGATAATAATACGAATCCTAGTAAATTTCAATTCGAAATAATAAAAATTTAATAATAATAATTGTTTATTATAATATATAACATGAAACACAATAACACGACGCGCCAAACATATAAAAACCCTTTTAAGCGACCCGTAAATCCAAAAAAAAAAGAATTACCAAAGGCGCCCGTTAATAATAAAAACGTTAATAATAAAAATTCAATGCATAGAGTATTCCAAATTTTACCAAATTACTTACCCGGAGAAAGTTTGATAACATTAATGAAAACAAGCCAAGAATTTCGATCACAATTAAAAAATAGCGTTAAGGTGATAGAATTTATATACACAGAAATCAAAAAAGCGTTTTTTTTCCGTGCTTTCGTGCTAGAGTTTTTACACCTGTGGGAAGGAGAAGTTGAAGGCGATTTACTAAATTTACTAAATAAAGTTTATTCTGGAGAAATAGCGAATATGGACAAACTTGAAAGATTAGATAAAACGTTAACCAACATCATAGTAAATGGTGTAAAAGAAATAAAAGATGAAACCCTTTTAGAGTTATTACGTAAAGATCCTCATTTCAAATCAAACCCCAAAGCGGTGTTTGACACATTGAAATTCAAAACCAGTCAAAATGAACGTAACGTTAGCGGTAAACGAACATTGCATATTGTCCGTTCTATGCTAGGAGGTGAGAAACCTATCTCTTATCTTAATTTGAATAAATGGACATTTAAATTAAATTCACCCATTGCAAAAATAGTTAATCTTGATAATCAAAACTTTCAAACATTCCTGCGCCCTCATAATAATACTGTGACTAATAAATCGGTAAAGGACTTTTTAAAAAATATCAAACTTAAAAATACGAATGTACAAAATATACTTATGAATAACATAGGTGTCTACACAGGTAGTAGGCCTAATCTGAATACATTACCTCAGGGTAACCGCGTTCCTACTATTAATAGAACCCCCCGTAATAATAATAATACATCAAGCCTCAATGAGATTAGGAAGGCATTGGGGTTGAGTCGAAACCAAATTGCAAAATTTATATCTAAACAGTATCCTGGATTTAATCAGAATAAAAATGTTGTACCACGAGAAGGATTTATGTCAAGTAATCAGAATAAGAAGGCACATGCAGCAAAAGCTGCACGAGAAAAAGGGAAAGGACCAAAATGGTTAAATCCCAACATTAATTATTCAAACTATAGAATTTAAAATTTTTAAATTCACCTAAAGAAATAAATAAGATAACATAACAACCATGGATATCAATTCCGATAAGCACTTACATTGTACAATTGATGAGTTGGTAAAGATGATAATAAAGTTATTTCGTCGTTTTAACCCGAATGTACCGAAACAAAAACTGTTAGGTTTTGTCAACACGATTATTTATAGCAAATACTTTTTGAACAATGAAAATGCGTATCATAATCTCCAACACACGTTCGAAGTGTTTCAAATGACTTCATATTTAATACAAAACTATAAAAATAATCATTTCAAACGTGAAGAATGTACGATTCTTCAAGTGGCTGCGCTCTGTCATGATTATGGTCATAATGGAATTCCAAATTCACAATGGCACGATACAGATATTCATAAACAAGTAAGAAAGGTTAGTTCTTGTGAAAGTGAATTGTCCTGGATAATGGAACGAGTCAATTCATCGACGTTAATAGAAAAATCGAGTTTTTCATGTGAATCAAGTACAAGTCAGGAAATTCACTCGTATAACGAAATTATGCATATTGATAAAACCATTGCTATTATTCTAAAGTATAGAAAATGGTTGTTTCCTAATATCACAGAAATGCAAGTGACAACAATTATCACTAAACTTATATTGGCAACTGATTTAAGTGAATATAAATCGTATATAGAATTATTCAAATGCTATACACATACTAAAATGTATGATATGATGTTAATTCTTAAGCTGGCAGACATTTCACATGTATTACGACCGTTTCAAGTCCATTCGTATTGGGTATACAAGTTACAAAACGAAACCACAACAACAAAAAAAGCACCCACCTTAGAATACATATCAAGTGACACATTGTTTTTTGTACACAAGTTCGTGATTCCGTTACTGGAAATATTCATAGAGCGCAATCCTAAAGCCAAACATTTGTCAACCAATGTGAAAAAAAATATAAACATCTGGTTGTTGCATTCACCAAATTCATCGTTGCATAAACGACCATTAGTCCTTTAACCATCTGGATTTGTTATGAAATTTTGAAAACGCCGCCAATTGGTTGACTCTCTGTATTAAATTGTTTAGAATGCATATAGCCTCTTCGACGTTCCCACACGAATCATTATGTTGTGTGGGAACATTCATAATATATTTATTGTTTAATAAGTCGTCATTCATACTATAGTATTTATTTAAGTTAAAGAAAAAAGGTGTTTACCTTAAATAATGACTGATACATTTCGTTATGAAATATTTACATAAATTGGTAATTCATTTAATAATATTGGTTAATTATTGTTTGGATGAACACATGTATTCAATATATTCACCCACAGATATGTGGTAATCGTTTGTTTTATCACATTCCATAAACTTCAACCAATCTGTCCACGATGGACGCTCTCCTGTTTTTATAACGTAGATATTTTCGAATTCTTCCATTGAAATATGTCTGTTTTTATCTAAATCTGTCAAATCATATTTGGATAAGTCGACATTACATGATTCGCAATTTCCCATCTTATACTATATAATATATACAAGATTCTTTTTTTATTATTTTTCAAAAAATAGATTGTTTAAATAACAGTATATAAAAAATATATAACGTATATAAAAAAATCACACTATAGTATTTATTTAAGTTAAAGAATAAATCTGTTTACCTTAAATAATGACTGATACAATTCGTTATGAAATCGCACCTATATTCAATGCGTCTTTTTTACTCGCAGACCCAATGTTGAGAAAACATATTGTCCAAATCGGAATTCTGGAATACGAAAAAGCGTTACTTGAAATTAAAGACTTGGAAGAAATCGAGAAACGGACGCAGACCGTGATTAACAAAATTCAAAAAAACAGAGAAAAACTAGTCGTGGAATACGAATCGATGATGAAATGTATAAGATCTAACGTTATTTCCAACTAGGATGTTTTTTACGAATCAATAACCCTTTAATTTCAGCAAGACCTATGGAATTTTTCTGAACCTCCGTGTGTAGTTTGTCGCTTATTTCCTGATGTTTTTCGTAAAGCAGATTGTGATTGACGGATATTTGCTCTTCGTTCGTATGCACCTGATGTCTTATTGTTTTTATGACATCCGCCATGTGTTCTTTGTCATAATAGTTTTCTAACTTCGCTTCAATCATAAATTTATGAGTTTCTATTTTATCGCTAATTTTTTCAAGGTCTTTTTCAAGGTCTTTTATTTTGTTGGTATGTTGTTCTATTTTTGAACTATTTGACACGCAATTAAACTTACTTACTATTTTTAAGATTCGTTCAATAACATCAATCATGTGTATATTATAAAGGTATATTATAAAAACCGATTAACTTTTTTCAGTGGTTTTTGTTTAATTTACTTTTTGACACACAAGTATGCCCCTGTGTTAGTCGGATTGCGAACGCGTAACTGACCGGCTCCTCTACATACCAAACTGTCCATTTTCTATTGTGTATATATTATATACATATATATTATTTATTGAATAAAAAATTTTAACAATTTACATGGTTGAAGCAGCAATAGCTTCTTCTTGTGTTAAGGCGTCTCTCCATATCTTTATGTTATCGAACGAACAAGTGGATACAGCAGCGTTTCTGTGTCTGTTAAGGTATAGTTTTTGAGGATTTGTGAACATAACACCAGCAGCCCTTTCGGCTTCGGTTAATTGACCATCGGCAATGTCTTGATTTAATAACATTTGACCGTTTACAAATATCTTTATATTGTTCTTATCACCTTCGGTGTGATTTAAGCTGTGATTGAACACGAACACCATTCTAACAAAGTTGGTAAAATCAAGAGCGGATACATTCGCGGGACCAGGAGCGAAATAGTAACCAGGCCAGGCTAGTTCCTTTTGTGTTTTCAAGTACAGGTATTGATTGTACATTGTGATTTGGAAACCATCAATATCGGTACCGTCATCTAGGTCACTGGCTGTACTGAAATATAAACGGTCACCAGCTCCGTTACCAACTGTTGTTTTGTAATCAAACGCTATCGAAAATGAATAAGGGGAGAAAAAATCATTCCCTAAATCTACAACAGCTGAACCACGTGTAGATAGGTCAATGGCCTTATCTACGCCGATAGCCATTGGACCATTGGCATGATGTTGAAATTCATATGTGTCGCTCAAATCATAGAATGTATCATTGAACTCGAATGTAATGGGTCCGTTATTGGATTGTGTATTCTGGTTTGTATTGTTATTATTATTTGATGAAGTTCCTTCGGTATTAGAATAGCTTCCACATCGTAACAAACTTTTGGGATTTGAGGCGTTTCTGACCATCAATTTACCAGTCGTTTTGCATTTTAAGCTGTTCATGTTGAATATTTGTCTATATACTATAGCAATAATATTTTTATTGAACCGTGTAGAAATGGTCGCTTGACATATCAATTACGTCGTTATTGCTGATATTATTGTTTGTTAAACACTTAAAGAATAACCCAATCATAATAAATAAAACATGAAAATCATATTGTTTTTAGATACCGAAACTTCTGGATTACCGGAAAGGAACCGTTTAAAACATTCTTCGTTTTATCCACCGGAAATGTATGAAAAATACGACAATGCGAGAATGATTGAGATTGCATGTTCCTTATATGAATTAAATGAACAAACCAGTGAAATGTTTCACATCAAATCTTTTTCATCTCTGGTCGTTCCTAATGGGTTTACAATTGAGAACGATTCAATTCACGGAATAACAACCGATAAAGCAAATACATATGGAAACGCTTTACAAAATGTTTTGCAAATATTTCATTACGAATTTTTGAATCACGCGAATGAGATTATAGGTCATAACATCGAATATGATATGAATATCCTTTTGTCTGAAAGTTACAGGATTACACATGATATAAGAAACCATGCACCGTATCAAGGAACTCGAAACAATTTGAGAACTTCGAACATGCAATACGAAACACTCTATGAAGAGTTAAAGAAAAAACCAACCAAATGTACCATGAAAATTGGTCAAAAGGTTTTGAAGTTACAAAAATATCCCAAATTGATCGAGTTGTATTCTGTTTTCAATCCGAATGGTAAGCATCAGAACCACAGAGCATTGGAAGATGTACAATGGACGTCAGTATGTTACACAGGTCTTCGCAAAATGATAAACGATACAGATTAAAAAAATATATTAAAAATGTATATGCCAGGTGTTATAGAAACTGGAAATAAATTGGGGCAAACATTTGCAATAGGCAGGGTTATTGTACTTATCTGTATATTATGCATTGCGATTCCGTTTGTTGTGAAACTGGTGAGAACCCCTCCAAAATATGATTCAGACACGACTGGTACGGTTGAGTCTATAAAAAACGATAAATGTGAACGATATACAAAGCCCGGGAAAAGCCGACGTGATCCCGACGAGATTAAATACTCTTGTGATATAACATACAAATTTACCGTAGATGACAAGGAATATACCAACACATATTATTCTGATCAATTGTCCAAAGAATACAGAGTAGGACAATCTGTCACCGTATATTATAAATCTACCGATCCTTCGGAAAACGAATTAAATTGGATATCGAAACGAACAATTGGGTACACTATATTAGGTGTTTTATTATGTATGTTATGTCTTTCACTTCTTCATTTGGCAGCAACATTGATGATACCTGGATACGGGACGTTCTCCGTTGCTACTGCTGTATTAAATCGCAGTTAATTATTCACATGTGAATGTGTTGCACTTTCGTCGTCGTATTAACGGTGGACATGGATTTCCAATTGAATTTGGTTCTTGTCTAATTACAAAAGAAGCTTCTTGAACGCCGCCATCGCACTCTTTTGAACAAGGGGTCCATGTGTTTTCGTAATATCCATTACAATCGACGGGACATTGTTGTGTGTTACACAAACGGCTTTCAAATGTGGGACAACGAATCATTGGATCATCAGGCGTCTGGGTGCTTAAATGAAACTCTCTGCTTTGTGTTCCGCTGTTGCATTCTTTACTACATGGTGTCCATTGGGTCCATAAACCTTCGCATAAATCAGGACACGGTTCTGTATTACACGCCTCTATTTGCGGCAAAGGACATCTATCTCCAATTTCATTTGGAGATGTAACGGCATGAAAGGGTCGAGTGCGCATACCTCCACCACACTCGACAGAACAAGGACTCCAATCTTCATCCCTGTAATATCCCACACAATTTTGTTTACACTTTCCTTTATTACAATACACGTATTTCGTCAAAGGTTTGTCAATACACTTGTAAGAGTTTTGAATCTTGTAACGGGTCATCTTTTGATATCCATCTCCACATTCTCCTGAACAATCTCCGTCCAGATACCAATCGCTTAGTATACATTCGTCATTCTCAGGACTTGCATTTTGATGATAGGTTGTATGAAGTAACTCTCTTAGTACAAAAAGTAACAAAAGTATGATCAATATCAGGAACATTAGTATATATTTTTGTTAGTTTTTTTTTTCAATAATCCATATACATTTTACGATTCAGATACTCGACGTGTATGTTATACAAGATCTCTGGGTCTGAATCTGAATCTGTCTCTATGAGTTTGGCTGAATTTAAAATAACTCCTTGCATTGTCAAGACTCTGTTGGTGATATCGAACGAGTCTACATAAAAAAAATCTATATTATCAAACAATGCGAGTTTCAATAAATTTTCCTCTTCTTCATTAACTTGCACATATTCAAAATGATCGGTTTCATTCTTATGAGTCAGAAAATCATCTTTAATATCACACTTAATTGTATTAATCGGTCGATGTTCTAAAGAATCTATTATTGTATTTTTATTCGCGTAAGTGTCCCAGTTGTATCGATTGAAACTTTTGGCTTTGTGTTTCGATTGAAATAATAATAACAACGGGGTTTGGATGATATTATGTTTATCCTTGATCTCCAAATCGATGTTGTATGAATTTACATGTAGAATGAAAAACTTGCGCAGAGAGGTTTCGGGATCAATTTTTGTTATTATCCACGGGGGGAGAACAACACTCATATTATTAATATAAGCGTTCATTTTTTTTACAATCAGTTACTGTTATTCTTTGATTCATATCGTTGAAGTTCGGAATAAAGTTGTCGAGACTTTTCACACAATTTCATAATTAAACGCGTTTTACATACGTATTTCTTATAATAAAATTTCCAAAAGAGAACCAAAAACGAAAGTTGATGTAAAAATCCAATCGCGCTCAAAAAGAAAATAGCACTTTCTCCGTAAATCATTGCGAATACCGAATGAATCATATTGATACAAAACTGTGTTATTTGATTCAGAGTAAGAATTTGATTCCACCAGAGGTATTTTATGCGATTGCGTTTGTCCAGTTTTGCTGATAAACAATAGTATAAGTACATCCATATATGTATCCACGAGTTTAGTAATGGTCCCATATACATATCACCTCCTGGATATAAGCGAAGAATAAGCCATGTATACACAATCGTGGAAGCGTGATGGTATATGTGCAGTCCGCTTAATTGTCTAATTTTATTCCTTAGTATCATAAACATACTGTCCATTAGTTCATAATATTTACTCAGATGAAAAACTTGCAAATAATGAACTAGGTTGACATGGTCGTGATTTAATTTATTCCCCACAAGGCTGTAATGATTACGTAAAACTTCTATGAATATCCCGGTAAATATGTATACACTTAACAGTATGGAGATATAATTGTGTATAATTAAACTTCTTTTAATGAATTGATTTTTTGAATAATCTATTGTTAAATACCCATTTTTAAAAGTGAAACATATTGTACAATACAAGAATATTACATATAGCATTAGATTCATTTATATATAAACTGTTTGTATTTTTTAATATACAAAATCATTACGTCTGGTTGATTTTTTACTTCGTTGTGATCTACGTGTACTTTGTGACGGTGATCCGTTCTTAGTAAAAACTTGATTCAGAGCTTGATTAAAACGCGCTTTATTTGCTTGAGTTCGCAATTCTGCACGAATCTCACCCACCTCGTTCATATTAATTTGTTTGTTTAAAACAGCAGTTATTAAATCGTTCATAAACGCTTTGTATTCGTTAGAATTGTTTTGTTTATTTAGGGTTTCTTGTTTCTTGTTTGGGGTTTTTAGTTTCTTATTTGGGGTTTTGGAATTGAACAATGGATTGTTGAATGTTTTATAAATATTGTTTTTAGGACGTTTAACTTTTTTTGCGATTGTGATCAATTTGGCTTTTTTAATGTACGGTTTGGTGGGTACGATTTGTTTGTAAACGTTCAAGGTACCGAACGCTCTTATGTATGCGTATAAATCTTTCACACACATATGAGATACATTGAGACGTTTCAAAGACTCAGTAGAACACTTCTTAAACATATACTGAATTGTTATACTTTTGTGAAAATCAATAAAATAAAATAAAATAAAATTTTATATGTAAGATAATTTACAATCGTATACAATAAAACTCCACGTTATACTCGAGATCAAATGAAAATACATATGAAAATATATCCAATTAAGACAATTTTGGTTATCGCCTCCACATAATGTGTGATTATATGTAAAACGTGATAATAAATAACTTGTTACTGTGTTATGTAACAAAATAATTGGTAAGCAACTATTTGTATTACACATAGAGTACATAATAAATGTTAATAAACCACCAAATCTAGATGTAAAAATATCAAATTTATGCAATGTGTCGTCATTTGTTGAATGGTATAATACAGAACCAATATACATCATTATATATACTAGCATAAAATAATATGAATATGAAATATAAGCATAATATACAGGAATTAGAAAAAAATGTGTGGATGTTACTAACTGAAAATTAGTAATCCTTTGCATTAGAATATGAAAACAAAATATTTAAACAATTTAATAATACTTATATATTATGGAAGAATCAGAAGAATACGTCCCATTAAGTCATAATTCAAGTGATTTGTGTATAATATGTATGAGTCCAATGCAAGAACATACCTATTACCGTTTCGATTGTGGTCACAAAATGCACAAATGGTGTTACCGAGGATATTATTTTTTTCATTACGATATTGAAAACAATTTCTTAAAATGTCCTTCATGTTCAACCAATATAACAGAACAAATATACTCACCTCTGAAGGTTTGTTTATACTACATGTCTCCGATAATCGCATTTAGTGTTTTTTTCTCAGTCATATTTGTAACAGTCAAATATACTTAAGTGCATACATTTTGATGGGCACCGGTTCTTGACCGTTGTAATTTGAATAAATACTCTTCGTATGTGTTAGCAGTGTGTTTAATTTCTGGTTCTTTAAACCGCACTTTAACTTGCTTTGATGATACTTCTTCGGATCTTGGCTCAATCTTTTCTATGCACAAACAATTTCCCATTTTTTTATTTAAAAACGTACGTCTTTAAATTTGAATAACATGCGTATTCCAATTGACGTGCAACTTTCTATGGATCCATATGATACAATGGGTATGATAATGGAACGAGTAGAAATTACTAAAAATAAAGAATTAATGCAAGAGATACGTGATTTTCTGGGAAATCCGAACTTAACGAATGTATGTTTTTTTCAACGTATGAAAGACGGTACGTATTTATCGGTTCATGAAAATAAGAAACATGTATATTGGAGTGATAAAAAAGAAATGCGTCAATTGTTCATGTGTGATGAACATCTAAAGATTCGTAGCGTATTTGGGACTTACATTTCAAGAATCGATAATATATTATGGCAAATACTTTCTCAATACAAAAATGATGATGACAACGAATGTTTCGCAATAAGAGTGTTGAATACAGAAAATTATAATATCTGTTAATAATACATGTTGGAAATAAAAAAACTAAATGAAAAAATTGAAAATTTGACAATACAGATTCACGAGCTTAAAACACAAATAGAATCATTAACCGACATAAATAAAGAATTGGTAAATCAAAACACATACTTAGAGAGTTATAATAACAGAATGTACAAACTTATATATAAAGAGTTTAAAAATAATTCGTTTGTAGATAACGTTGAATATACTGATATCAGAAAACATAGACATAGCAAATGATTTCAATCCAAATGCGAAACCGGTATATTATCGATAATAGTCTTATATATCACATCATCAGAAGGTAATGGTTTTCCCCAAACAATAACATCGCGTGTGTCACATGAAACCTCGTTACCTGACATAATGATTAAAACATTATTCAATGAATACTTTTCCCTCAAAAGCTCGACAAACTCTACCCCTTTCATTATTCCTCCAGAAGACTCCATGTAATTATCCACGACAAACACATCAGTTGGATAAAATGGTTTATCTTTGTGATAATCCATGAAGCTTTCACAGTTTACAAATGTTTTAACAGTCCATTGATTGTTTGAGATTTTTTTGATAACTCGTTCCACACATTTCAAAACAACATAACTATCATCAATAATATAAACATTTATTGACACCAAAACATCTTTCATTGTTTGTTCTGAGTATATATCGTCCGGGAATTGTATATATGTTTCGTTCTCATTAATAGAAGTATTGTAAGAATCTTCAAAGGACGAATGCACTGAATTTCTCTGTTCGTGATCAATACAATATTCATCGTTCCGAATATATATTTTATCTTCTAATTCGAATCTAACAGTTACAATACTACCGTTATTATTTTCTTTGTTGTAAAATTGTAAATCTCCATGATTAAACAATTTTAGTATAGTTTCAACAAATTGTAGTCCCAATCCGTACGAATCTTTACAATAATGGTATTTATTAAAACCTATACCACTGTCTTCGACCACAATCCGTACTTTATACCCATTTTTTATCTTCAATTGTATTTTAATATAATTTGTGACACCGTCATTGCTAAATTTAACCGCATTTTTTAGTAAATTTGTGAAAATATGATGCATCAGATATGTATCAATATTACAAGAGTAGTGTTTTAGATTTGTATCATAAACTGATTCAATTACACATAATTTGTTAATTGTATTGGCATAGTTTTGGAATATGGGTATATATGATTCTATGAAATTAACTAAATTTACTTCATTCAATGTTAAATTATAATCATTATTTAATATTTTGACAAAATCCAATCTTCTTCTCAAGATGTAATCAATTTCTTGTGTACATTTACATATATTTATCATAATCGTTCCAATATTTTGATTCATGTATACGTATTCATTCAGTTCTCTTCCATACAATTCAATCGGTAGTAGAGATGTTCTCAGTTCGTGACACATTTGATTAATTGCTTTATTTTCGACCGATAGTTCATGTTTCTTTTGTTTTCCTTTTTTTATTATAATGGTATTGACATTGTAAAATATTTGACAAATAACGACAAAGCCCATTAATCCTGCCAAGATGTACATTATTTTTTTTGCATAACTGACTAACTGGTCTGTCATACTATTAGCATTAACAAGAATTTCTGCACTCGCATCGCTAACATTATTTATAATTGATGTTGTCAATAATGATTCGTTATTCCCCAATTCTATAAATATGTTGGTATATTGATGTACATTATCATGTAAATCTTTAACAGTTTGTCTATTATTAATTAATACATTTGATTTATATTTGTTATACAAGTGATTTGCGGTTGAAATCATTTCTGATATTAGGGACTGTACACACATTCTATATTTACTGCTTTCCGAAAATTCAAATTGTCCCAAATAACACATTTTGAGTCGTTCTTGTAGGTAACGTAACTTTCCTGATACATTTATGTCGTGTAATCCAAAAGATAACAAGATATTAAAAACGATTGTAATAACAATGTTTGACACGGTAAAGATCAAAGGAATAAAATGTAATTTACTAAAGTTTTGCATCATGGTCTATTATAGTTTTTATTTTTTTAATCGTACTTGAAAGGATCGCCGGTTCCAAACATAAAATCAACCTCATAAACATCATCGGGAACAATGGTTTTCATTTCATTCATTCTCTCTTGAAAATATTTCTCCACAGGCACTTTAATTTCTGTAGGCTTCAACAGTTTAATGAATAGTTATATTTTATTGTAAATAATTATAATTTATGCGAGCACCCGGTTTGCGTGAA